AAGGCTCCCTCTCTCCAATAATGACACCGAGGGCCGAGCCTGAGCGCGGGCAGCGGTGGCGGATGACACCGAAGGGCGGTAAGTGATGGCAGCGCGGAAACTGTCGAGGGTCGCGACGACTCGGCGGATGGTGCGGGACCTACCGAGCGAGTACGACGACCTCGTCGCGGTCGCGTTCTTGTATGCGGCGATTAGCGACGACGAGTCGGAGCGGGCGGGCGACCGAATCAAAGCCGGGGAAGCGTGGCGGGATGTTGTCCGCGAAATCGGAGCGCGGGCGGCGGATAAGGCGAGGGAGGAGGTGTCGTGGCTACAGTCGAAGCCCCGGGCCGTGTAGCGACGTACTCGACGACGCGGGCGGAGGGCTCGAAGTCGTACGGGCCGAGCGCGGTCGAGTTCCTGAACGAGGTCGGGCTCGAACTGTTCGAGTGGCAAGCCGCGGTGATGCAGGAGTGGCTCGAAGTCGACGACGAGGACGCGTTGACCCGTCGGACCGCCTGTCTCATCGTGGCTCGCCGGAATGGGAAGTCGTGGCTAATCGTTGCCCGCGCTCTGTTCGGGATGTTGTTCCTCGGCGAGTACCGGACGACGTACACGGCTCACCGCATGGACACCGCCCGAGAGGTGTTCGACTCGTTCCGGGCGGTGCTATCGCACCCGCGGCTCTCGCCGCTCGTCGAAAAAGTGACGCTCGCTCACGGCAAGGAATCCATAACGCTCACGAACGGAGCCCGGTTCACGATACGGACGCGGAGCGGGCACGGCGGCCGCGGAATGGAAACGGACCTCCTCATCCTCGACGAGGCGCTAATCCTCGACCATGAAAGCCTCGCCGCCCTGACACCGCTCACGGCGCGAGCGGCGGCGCAGGGCCGCGGGCAAATCGTGTACGCGTCGAGCGCCGGTTCGCAGGACGAGGAGTCCGAGATATTGCTCAGCATGAGGGACAAGGGCCGGGCCGTCGACGGGACCGACGGGGACGGGCTCGCGTACCACGAATGGACGACCGACCGCGGAGACGACCCGACCGACCCGGCGACGTGGCACGCCGCTAACCCGAGCCTCGGGTCGCCCATCCTGTCCGAATCGTTCCTCGCCGACGCCCGTACTCGCCTGTCCGTCGAAGCGTTCCTCCGCGAACACCTCGGCATATGGACTGACTCGGGGGACCTCCCCGCAATCGACCCGGCGCGGTGGGCGGAACTCGAAGCGTCCGAGCCGCCACCACATGCCACGCCCGCGACGTGGATAAGCCTCGACGTCGACCCTGCCCGGACCTCGGCTCGCGTCCTCGGGTTCTACCGCTCGACCGACGACAGGCTCGCCGTGAGCGTCCTCGACTCCATAGACGACCCGAACGGCCTCGACTCCGACGTACACGCGCAACGCGTCCTCGCGCTCGTCGCCGAGTACGACCCGGAGTTAATCGGATATGACCGTCTGACGTGCGTGTACGTCGAGCAAGTGCTCGCCGCTCACGGGTGGAAGAACCGCCTCCGACCCCTGTACGGGTCGAAGTTCTCCAACGGGCTCGGGAGTCTCCTCGCTCGGGTGCGGCTCGGGACCATAGTTCACGACGGGCACGCCGACCTCGCCGACGACCTCGGCCGCGCCACCGCTCGACCGTTCGGCGATGGCGCTCTGATATTCGCCCGGAAATCCGTAACGAGCGGGACTATCGCCGGGGCGGTCGCGCTCGCCGCCGGGTGCTTCCTGTCCACCGACGAACTGACGCTGTAATTTCAGCTCGGCCTCGCAAAACCCCGCAAAATGGGGAAACTCGCGAAAATAATTTAGAGCAAACAGAGCAAATACGGGGAGTCGGATTCGTGTCGCCTTGACACAAGCGGCAATCATGTCCGCGTGGCACTACTCCGGTCCTCGCGTGTCCGCGAATCGTTCGACGCGCTCACCGCGAGCCAAGTCGTCGAGCCGGGCGACGTACCCGTCGCCGGGGTGATCGGCGTCGACGGGGTTCTCTATACGGACGAGTTCTTCGTGACCCGTGAGGTCGCTATGTCTGTCCCGGCCTACAAACGAGCATGGACACTCGTCACGGCGAGCCTGTCGCAAATGCCGCTCGGTCTTTACCGGGAATCGACACGGCTCGCTACTCCGCCGTTCCTGCGACGCATGGACTCCGAGCGGATACAAGCCGCGTTCCTCGCCGACATCATCGGCGACCTCTGCCACCACGGAGCCGCCTACGCCCGAGTGACCTCCCGCGACTCCGACGGCATGGTCGCGAGCGTGCAATACCTACCCGTCGAGGACGTCCTCGAAGTAACCGAGACGTCGTACCGAATCCTCATCCGCGAGCCCGGCGACCCCGAAGTAACCGAGGCCGTGCTTGCCGCCCGTGAGGTTCTCGGGTTCGAGTGCTCCGCCGGGACGTGGCTAAAGCACGGCGCGAGAGTCATCACGACCGCCCGGATGTTAGAGGAGGCCGCCCGCCTGTACGCGTCGTCGCCGGTCCCGCTCACACTCCTAAAGAACTCAGGGCCGCGGAAAACACCCGAGCAAGTCGCCGAACTCCTCGACGCTCTCGGCGAAGCCCGCCGAGCACGGTCGACGGCGTACGTCGGCCGCGACCTCGAACTCGAACACATGGGATGGGACGCGAACCAAATCGCGCTCGGCGAGGCTCGGTCGCATTCCGTCCTCGACGTCGCTCGGGTGACCGGCGTCCCAAGTATCTATCTGTCGCAGGGACCGAACGAGGCCGCGATGATGTATTCCAATCAGACGCAGGCGCGCCTCGACCTGCATTCCGCGATGACGCCGTTCGCGACCGCCGTCGCGCAGCGTCTCAGCATGGACGACTGCACGTATCCCGGTAACCGCGTCGAGTTCGAGTTCGCCGAGTGGCTCCGCGTCGACCCGACTATGCGAGCGAACCTCTACGCGCAAATGATCCCGCTCGGCGTACTGACAGTCGAGGAAGCCCGCCGAATGGAAAATCTAAACGGGGAAGGAAGCCCACAATGACCGAACGTCTCTCGTTCTCGACAAGCCTCACCGCCGCCGACGCCGAACGCCGAATCATCGCCGGAAGAATCGTTACGTGGAACGAGGTCGGTAACACAAGCGCAGGGCCGACCCGGTTCGAGCCCGGCGCTATCGAACTCGCCGACGATATTCGACTCCTCCGCGAGCACGACCACGCGAACCCGCTCGGCCGGAGTGTCAGCGTCAAAGAACACGACGCCGGTATCGACGCTCGTTTCCGTATCGCCGCGACGACCGCCGGTAACGACGCGCTCGTCGAAGCGAGCGAGAACCTCCGCGACGGGCTCTCCGTCGGCGTCGAAGTTCTCGAATCCCATCACGACGACGACGCTCTCGTCGTCACCGCGGCAAGACTCGACGAAGTGTCTCTCGTCGCTCATCCCGCCATTGACTCCGCACGCGTGCAACGCGTCGCGGCTAACGACGCCTCGACTGAGGCCGAACCCGAAAAAGGAGAAAAGATGAACCACGACGAAACAGTCGAGGGCGTCGAAGAATCCGAGTCGACCGAGGTCGTCGAGGCAAGTCGCCCCCGTCCCGTAGCCGTGACACGGCCACGCGTGGAGTTCGCCGACGCAGGCGACTACCTCGCTACCTACGTCGCCGCGAACAATGGCGACCGCACCGCACTACAACGACTCGAAGCCGCCGTCGCCGACGAGAAACTTGCCGACACGACCGGCATTGTGCCGACACCGATTGTCGGCGACCTCGTCCAAAAGGAATACGGCGACCGGCCGCTCGTTAACGCCTCCCGCCGCCTGCCCATGCCCGGCGCGGGGAAATCGTTTGTGCGTCCGTGGATTAAGCAGCACACGGAGGTAGACGCTCAGTCAGCTGAACTCGCCGAACTCGCGTCGCAAAAAATGACCATCGACCCGATCACGGTTAACAAGGCGACGTACGGCGGAACGCTCCGTATCTCGTTCCAAGACCGCGATTGGACGAGCCCCGCGATTATGAACATCGTTACGGGCGACCTCGTTCGTCAGTACGCGGAGGCCACCGAAGCCGCCGCCGCGGACGACCTCGAAACGAACGCGTCCGGCGACGCCGTCGCAATCGGAGCCGCTCCGACCTCCGCGGCGATTATTGCGGGACTGTACGAGGCAAGCGCCGCCGTTAACACGGCCGTCGGTTCTCTCGCCGACACCGTGTACGCCTCCCCGGACATGTGGGCGATGTTGGGGTCGACCGTTGACACCGCCGGTCGTCCCGTGTTCCCGACACTCGCTCCGAGCAACGCAGGCGGGACCGCTAACGCCGCCTCGTTCAGCATGAACCCGCTCGGACTGAATCTCGTCGTGAGTAATCAACTAAGCGAGGGGACGATGATTGTCGGTCACTCGCGGTACTTCGAGACTTACGAGAACGTTGGCGGCGCACTGAGCGCGGTCGATGTTTCCGTCCTCGGCGTGACCGTCGCCTATTGGGGCTACTTTGCGAGCCTCGTCACCGTGGGCGGCGCGTTCGTCCCCGTGAGCGCGGTCGCACCCGCGAAGGTATCGAAGTCCTAAACGCCTCGCGGCGTTCCTCGTCTCCCGAGACGCCGCGACCCCGCGGAGGCCGGGTCACCCTCGGCCCGGCCTCCGCCCTAACCGAAGGGAGTTAACGTGCTCGCGATTGTCACCGGAGCCGACGTCGCCGCCGCGCTACAAATGCCCGGCGCTGCCTCGGACGTGTTCGACGACGTCGCACAAGTAGCCGACGAACTCCTCGAACCGTTCCTCCGCCTCGACCGCGAGACGTGGGAGACAATCCCCGCGCCCGTACACGAAGCCGGAATCGTTATCGCAATCGACGTTTATCAGAACCGAACCGCCGCGGGAGGGCAGTCCGTCGGTATCGACGGGACACCCGGTCCGTACCGGATGGGCCGGTCGCTACTCGAACGCGTCTCCGGGCTCCTCGGCCCGTGGCTCGCCGTGGAGTCTGATATCGGATGAACATTTACACGGACGCACGGGAGCAAATCGTTACGGCGCTCACAACCGCGGGAGTCACCGCGTACGGGTACACGCCGCCGACCCTCGTCCCGCCGTGCGTCATCGTCGAGCCCGGCGAACAATGGATTACGCCGGACCGGATCGGCGGGAAGTCCTACGCCGTCGAGTTCACCGCTACCGCGCACGTAAGCCTCATCGACGCGAACGCCGCGATAACCGGCCTCGAAGCCTTGATAACCGACACTCTCGCGGCGCTGCCCGCCGGAGTTCACTCGACCACCGTCGCCTCGCCCGAGGTAGACGGGACCGGATCGCAGGGCGAAACACTCGCCGCCGCGATTCTTCTAACCGCACAAGTAAGGGAGTAACCGTAATGGCACTCGTTACCGGGAGCGATTGCTCCCTCACCGTAGGCGGAAGCGTGTACGACGACGTCGTGCAATCGTTCGCCTTAAACTTCACGACCGACACGCTCGAATACCCGACGCTCGCCGGGCCTCGCGCCGCGGGCGGCAGCGAATCCGGCGAGTTAGAGATTCAGTTCGCGTACGACCACGACGAGGATTCGAGCCTCCACAAAGCACTATGGGAAGCCGCTAATACGACTATCGCGTACGTCGCGACAGTCGGGGCGACCACGTACTCGGGGAACTGTATCGCCGTCCGTCCGTCCGCTACTGCGAACGCCGGGGAAATCAGCGAGCAAACCGTGACCCTGCCGCTCGACGGAATCCCCACCGTAGGAGCCGCGGCGCAGAGCGTTAAGGCAGCAACCAAGTAACCCACACCTATCGGGAGGCAACAAATGAAAATTGTTATGCGCTACGACGTAGGGTCCGGGCCGACCATGCTCGCGATACAACCGTCGACGTTCATTACGTGGGAGAAAGCCCACAACCGGACGACGGCAAGTCTCGCCGAGAATCTCGGCCTCGCAGATATGGCGTTCCTCGTACATACGCAGTTAGAGAAGAACGGCGACAAGCCCGGGACGCTCGACGCGTGGAGCGACACACTCGTCGATATCGGAGTCGAGGGCTCGGACCCTACGTAGCGCGGCGCGGGAGCATGACCCGGGCCGTGATGGAGGTGGCAGTCGCGACGCAGATAGCGCCGAGACATATCGCCGAACTCGACGCCGTCGAGTGGGCGACCCTCCTCGACGTGTTAGAGCAACGAAACAAGTAAGGCCGAGCTGAAATTAGGAACGGAGGAAAAGTGAACCGCGGAGACGTCGCCGAAGTGACAGGAATACGCGACACGCTACGCGTCCTCCGCTCCGTCGATAAAGTCGCGTTTTTTAAAGCACAAGCAA